TTATCTTGATAGCCATTCTATCAAAATAAGAGTCCTTTTATGGTGGAGCTCAAGAGAGCCTGTACGAACGTCCGAGGCATTACTTTCGTTTTCTGCTTTGCTCGTCAATTCTTCCAGCGAATATGAGAATTTGTGTTTGCCGGGCGTATGGTAGTAGTCGATCTGAATGCGGTCATCCCAAAGCGTCACCGATTTTACGAACGTGTCGATCAGCTTCTTTTGGTGCTCCTTGCTTACGACGTTTCCCTCGCGCATCTGCTCCAGCGAGAAAACAACTCGTTCGCGTTCTATCGGCTGTGACGCTGCCTTTGCTATGGACAATGAACGCTCCAGATCGTGTATCGTTCCCTCGACTTCAAGCAGCCGGGCCTTGGTCGTTTCCGTGATGATTCCCTGTTCGATTGCCGCCATGATATTCTTCGCAACCTTGCGATTATCAGCCAGATCACGTTCGAGCTGAGCAACGCCCGATTCCCTCCGTGCCATGGCCTGAAAGCTCATGGTGCTGTCTGCAATCCACTCGATTGTATCGTCCTGCAAGATGTAATCCTGCGTCAGACGCGCGATCAACTTTTCAATGAAGTCGCGGCGCACGTTCTTCTTCTCACATCGGCCCTCTGCGTGACGCTTCTGGCATTGGTAGTAATTATGCACGGTTCCGTTCTCCCCGGTGCCAGATACACCGATCATGTAGGAGCCGCAATAGCCGCAGAACAGCTTCCCTGTAAGCAGATATTCTCCGTTTGCCGACCGCCGCCCGGCGGTCTTTTTCTTATTTGCGAGCTTTTCCTGCACGGCTGCGAAAACCTCCTTTTTCAAAATCGGCGGTATTCCGTCCTCAACCACAACGCCAGAGTGACGATAGACGCCGATGTAATTGTCATTCTTCAGCATGATATGGAAGCTGTTCTTATTCCACTCTCGGCCGAGCTTCGTGTGGATACCGCGCTGGTTGAGCGAGCGGGCAATCTCAGCAACCGGCACGTCTTTCAGAACACTGTCGAATATCTCACGGACAACGGCTGCTTCATCAGGCGCGATGGCATATTTGCCCTCCTTGCTTTTGACGTAGCCGAGCGGGAGCATACCGTTCACCTTGCATTCGTTGGCGTTGTCCACCATGCCACGCTTGATGTCCTCGCCCATGTTCTCGGAATAGAACTGATTCACGTTCATCATTGTCCGCAGCGCAAAGCGGCCTGCGGCGGTGTTGCCAAATTCCTCTTTGGCGTACAACGTCTTGATTCCGAGCAAATCAAGCCGGGCCTCATACTGCAAAGCGTTCAGCATATTGCGGGCAATACGGTTGCTCTTGTAGGCAACGACGATCTGAAATTGCCGCTTCTCTGCGTCCCGCATCATGCGTTGGAAATTCGGGCGCCGATCGGAGCGGCCAGACACGGCCTTATCCGCATAGATTCCGACGATTCGGATTCCGTTCTTTGCGGCGAAGTCGCTGCATTCGGCGATCTGCTGTTCGATGCTTTCTTCTTTCTGGTTGTGGGAGGAATAGCGGGCATAGATCACGCCGACCTGTTCAGCCGATTGGTATTCATTTTTCTTCGCTGAACGCTTGGCCATCCTGATTCCTCCTTAACTATCTGCCGGTAAATCCCCGTCACGTTTTTGGCAACTCTTACACTTCCGCAAGCCCCTTGCCTTTGCATCTTCCTCAAACATCTGCAGCGGCTCGGCTCCAGAATCGGAACACCATGTTGTCGTATGATATACACGCGAATGTCCGTACACAAAGGCCAGCGGCTTTTCACAAAACGGGCACCGTTCTAGGCCTCGCTCGATTGCTTCATCTTCGGTACACGCTTCCCACTCGTCGTACTCCGAAAATGCCCAGCAATCCCGGCTTTTGTGAAATGTCCTTTTCCCAATGTTGATAAAACGCGGATCTTCCGGAATTCTGTGTGAAGAAGATTTCGCGCGAAACGAAACCGTAGGCATAGCGGAATCATCTGCTGTTTCGACGCATTCTATATCATCACGAGGAAATGAGCGGTCATTCTTTGCATGACCGGCAATTATCAAAACTACGACAATAACACACGCAAGTCCTCCGACCGCCACAGCTATCAAAAAGTCCATAAGGCACTTCCCCTGTCGAAATAACGAGAATGTTATATTCTCTCAAAAAAGACCAATTCCCTGTTTTTGTGCTATAATCAAAAATGCGCCGGCAGCAAAAAATAAAGGAGCAAGATAATGCAAAGCGAAAAGCATACCGAGGGACAACCATGCCTGAAAACCCTTCTCGCAGCAGAACTCTTTTCCAAGTTGACCGAGGAGGACAAAGACCGTATTATCGCCCAGATAGAATCCCTTTTATCGCGTGAATAATCATATCTTTCTGGTCATCATTCAAAAGCTCAAATAATTGCACATATTCTTTCGTCCGCCCGTCGCTCAATGCAGTGATGGGCGGTATTTCTCTTTCTGCTGGAACATCGTATCCCATCAGCCACGCTTCCGACACGTTCAACGCCAATCCCAGAATCGTCAGTTTATCCTGCCCCGGCTCAACTTTGCCAGACACGTACTGCGACATATCGTTCTTGCCGAGTTTGATTCCGTATTTCTTGCAATAGGGTTCAGCAGCGTTGAGAATATCTACCTGCCGCATATTTCTGCTTTTCATGACCTGCTCAAGGCGCTGCGCGGTTGTAAAGTTCTTCATTGTCAAGCCCTCCATTCGTCGGAGCTATTATAATATGAATTGAATAAAAGTTCAATACCGCGAAGAAGAAAAGTTCAATTTTTTTGAAAAAAGTCTTGCAATACAGAAACAGCTATGGTATAGTTGCCTCAGAGGTTCAAAGTTATTGAACCTTAAATCAATGGAAAGGAAGTGGATTACATGGCATACAACTACAGCAAGCTGCTTGGGAAGATCACCGAGAAGTTTGGAACACAAGGAAATTTTGCAAAATCTATGAACATTTCCGAGCGAAGCCTTTCTCTCAAGCTGACGAACAAGGTTCCATTCAAGCAGCCAGAAATCTCGAAAGCCTGTCAGCTTCTCGGAATTTCTGATAAGGAAATCCCTGCTCATTTTTTTACCCTAGAGGTTCAATGATATTGAACCTCGATTGAAAGGAGGATGGGGACGTGCGGGGAAATATCGATGTCGATTCCATTCCGGACTTTCAGAAAAACGCGCTGGCTGATATGGCGCTCGAAATCACGCGGGCCTGCTTCGAGATTCCCGGCATGGAAGAACGCTATCAGCAATGGCTCCCCGGCTATCTGGAGCGGAAGCGGCAGCGCGAAGCAGAAGGAAGGAGATGAGACCGACAAGCATAATAAAACGGGGCCGCTCCGCTGGCACGGAAACAGCCCCAGGCACAAAGACCCACTTCGATCATAGCAGCGAAAAATCGCATCGTCAAGGAGGAATGCTCATGCCGAACAGCCTGAAAGAGCTGCGGCTGAAAACAAAAACGCCCGCAAAAGACATGGTTGCCGTTGTGCAGACCATTTACCCCAAGTACGACATGACGAGCCAGAGCAAGTGCGAGAACAGCGACGCCTACGGGATTTGCCTGACGCAGAAAGCCATGAAAGCCCTCTACGCCAAGTTCGACCCGGACGGCAGCATTCGCAAGCACCTCCGCACAGCCGATCAGCATAGGCTCAAGGACAAGCTGCACGCCAGAATCACCGCCGACGAAGCTGCCCAGCTCAAAGCGCACCTTGCAGCCGACGGCTACGACACTGTGCAGGACTGGCTCACCGATGTTGTGCGCGGATATATCAGCAAAGGAGATCGCGAATGAAATACTACTTCACATACGGCACGGATGGACAGCCGTTCGTAGGCGGCTGGACAGAGGTTGAAGCGCCAACTGTCAATCTGGCTTGCGCGGCGTTCCGCGCTGTCCACCCCGACAAGGAGCCCGGCATTCTGAATTGCAGCAGCGCATACACCGAAGAATCGTTTCTGGGAAGCTGCATGGCGGGTCCTGACGGAAACTTCCGTAAGTTCTGCCATGAGCGTATCAGCTTCACTGTCGAGCCAAGCGACCCGGATGAGCCGGTTGATTTCGGAGGTGCTCAAACATGAAAGGCATTGTCGTGACAACAGATCTGGAAATCCGCATCGAAGAATTCAGTGATCCGCTCTACAAAACCGTTGGCTCTGCCGTTGGTGGCTACATCGAGCACGTTCACCCGATGCGTCTTGCCCGGCCGCTTTGCATGATCGTCAACGAAGAAGGACGGCTGCTGGATCTTCCATTGAATCATATTGGCTCTTTCTTCTATGGCACAGACCAGCACGGCGAGCCGATCGTCGGCAACATCGTGGTCATGAAAGACGGCTACCGTAACGGCGAACCGGACATTGTCGGCCTCGACGATTCGGAGGTCGAGCGAGTCAAATACACCATTTCCACACTGATGAGCATGATGAATTTGCAGCCGAAAGGAGACAACACATGATCGTAAACGTTCATTACATCGACGAAAAGACCGGCACCATCCGCAGCAGCGGCACTTACAGCTACCGCTGCAGTGTCCCGAACGCCCACGTCGGAATGGAGGTTATCGCCCCCACCGCCAAGCGTGAGGCCCGCGCCGTGATCTGCGAGATCGACGTCCCGGAAAGCCGCATCGATGAGCGGATTTTGCCGCTCCTGAAAGAGATCACGCAGGAGGCGCCCTCTGATGGAGAATAACCTGATCGTCGTAAAACAGCTTCCGATCATCGAAGACCAGCTTCGGCAGGTCAAGGCTTCTGTTGATGAGCGCGTTGCACAGGTGCTGGCGCTGGCCTGCACCGAAGCTACCTACAAGGACGTCAAGAAAGCCCGCGCCGAGCTGAACAAAGAGTTTCAGGATCTGGAAGCTCGCCGCCGTGAAGTCAAAAAGGCTATCCTTGCCCCGTATGAGGCCTTTGAAAAGCTCTACAAGGAATGTGCGGCCGACGCTTTTACCAAGGCAGATGCTGAGCTGAAAGTCAAGATCACTTCCGTTGAGAACGGCATCAAAGGCGCGAAGCGTGACGAAATCGTCGCGTTCTACAACGAATACCGCGCGAGCTTGAATATCCCCGAAGACATCGCGCCGTTTGAGCGCTGCGGCATCAATATCACGATGTCCGATTCTCTTAGAAAGCTGCAAGGACAGGCTTCCTTGTTCTTGCAGAACGTTTCAAACGATTTGCGGATGATCGAAACGCTGGAGCACAAGGATGAGGTCTTGGTCGAGTACCGCAAATCGCTTTCCGCACCGGAAGCGGCCCTGATCGTTGACCGGCGTCACAAAGAGATGGAAGAAGCCGCTCGCCGCCGCGCAGCCATGAAATCCGCGCAGGAGGTTCAGGAGGCCGCGCAGGCCAAAATCGAAGAAGTCCTGAACGAAGCGCCGCCCGCGCCCGTTTCCGCTCCTATCGAGCAGCCCGTCCCCGCCGAGGCCCCTGCCGAGAAGATTTATCAGGCGTCGTTCCGCGTCCGCAGCAGCATCGGCAAGCTGAAAGCTCTCAAAGAATTTCTCGTAAATGGAGGTTACGAATATGAGCAGTTCTAACATCGCGCCTGCAAAGAAAATGACCTTTTCCGTTGCCATCACCACGGAAAACTACAGGAACATGATAAACAACACGTTGAAAGAACCGGGACGTGCAAACCGCTTTATTGCCGCGATCACGTCCGCTGTCGCCACTACCCCGGCGCTTCAGACCTGCGACCCCAGTTCCATCCTTGCCGGTGGCCTGCTGGGCGAAGCTCTGAATCTCTCGCCCTCGCCGCAGCTTGGCCAGTATTACCTCGTTCCGTTCAAGCAGAAAGCCAAGTATGACCGCGAGGGACACCTGCTTTCGCCCGAATGCTCCAAAGCGCAGTTTGTTCTCGGCTACAAAGGCTATGTCCAGCTCGCGCTCCGGAGCGGGCAGTATTCCGATCTGGACTGCATGGAGATCCGCCAGGGCGAATACCTCGGCAAAGACCCGCAGACCGGAAAGCCGCAGTTCAAATTTATCGAAGACGATGATCTGCGCGAAAAACTCCCGATCGTCGGCTACATGGCGTACTTCGAGTATCTGAACGGCTTCCGCAAGTGCATCTACTGGTCGCGCGAAAAGATGCTCAATCACGCGGATACATATTCTCAGGCGTTCAGCAAGGATGCCTATGACAAGATCCAGAACGGACAGATTGCCGACAAGGACATGTGGAAGTATTCGAGCTTCTGGTACAAAAGCTTTGATGACATGGCTAAGAAAACGCTGCTTCGCCAGTTGATCTCCAAGTGGGGCATCATGTCCACAGAGATGCAGCAGGCGCTCACGAATGATTCCGGTATCCCGGCCGTCGACCCCAGAACCGGCGAGATCATTTCCGACCATTCCGACGAGCTGGAGCTTACAACCAACGCCCCGCAGCCGGCCGTTGAGGGCAGCGTCCCGGCACAGCTTCAGGAGAACGCCGGTGAACCGGAGCAGATTGACCTCAATTCGCTGTAATGAGTGTTCCGTATGAAGTCCTTGCAACCGGCTCTACCGGCAACGCTGTTGTGATCGACGGGCAGATTCTCGTCGACTGCGGCGTTCCGTACAAGGTCGTGAAGCCAGTTGCAAAAGCTCTCAGACTTGTTCTGCTGACACATTGGCACGGAGATCACTTCCGGAAAAGCACGCTCCACGCCCTCGCAGCGGATCGACCGGCGCTCCGTTTCGGCTGCTGCCGCTGGATGGTGCGGCCGCTGGTGGAAGCTGGCGTCAAGCCCGCGAACATCGATCTGTACGATTTTGACCGCCGATACAGCTACGGCGATTTCACGGTCGAGCCTGTGCCGCTGGTGCATGACGTTCCGAACTGCGGCTATAAGCTGCAGCTCCCCTCCGGAAAGGTCCTCTACGCCACCGACACAAACAACCTGCACGGTATTTCGGCGCCGAATTTCGACCTCTATCTGCTGGAAGCGAACTACGAGGACGAAGAAATTCAGGCCAGAATCGCAGAGAAAAAGGCAAACGGCGAGTTCGTCTATGAGCGGCGGGTGCTGGGGACGCATCTTTCCAAGGCCAAGTGCGACGATTTCATCTATCAGAACATCGGGCCGACCGGCGAGTACGTTTACCTGCACGGCCACGTCGAGGAGGAAAAAGCGTGAACGGTTTCCTGAAAGACATCACCTACGCCCGCAGCGGCGAATATATCCTGTCGATCTACACGCGGGAGAGCTGCAAGGACCTTTGGAAAAACTTCGGCGAGCGGCCGATCACGTTCTCCATCGCGAAGAAAGCCGACCCTCGCGGACTTCGCGCCAACAGCTACGCATGGGCGCTCATTGAGCAGCTCGCGGCCAAGCTGAAAACCGACAAGGAATCCGTCTATGAGGAAATGATTCGGCGCTACGGCGTCGGTGAAAGCTACATCGACGAGGCCGGGAACGAGTGCAAGGTGCTGTTTTCCCTGCGCGACGGTGTGCCGCCGCGGCTCGTGGCCAGACACTATGCCGAGATCGGCATCGGCTACATCGAGGGCAAGAAATTCATTCACTACCGCGCCCTGAAAGGCACAAGCGAGTACACCGCTGCCGAGATGGCTGCGTTCCTCGACGGTATCATCGCCGAGTGTGAGGAACAAGGTGTTCAGACCGGCCCACCCGAAAAAACAGCTCAGTACAAGGAGGCGAAGAAGCCTTGACCGTTTATTGCGATTACTGCGGCCACAAAGCCGCGCTGGTCGATGATTCCGAGATCTATGGCCGCAGCTTCGGCCACACCGCGTATCTCTGCAGAAACTGTGGCGCCTACGTCGGCTGCCATGGCCGAACAGACAAGCCGCTCGGCCGTCTGGCCGACGCCACACTCCGGAAATGGAAAATGGCAGCTCACGCCTCGTTCGACCCTCTCTGGAAAACCGGGCCGTTCCGCGGGCGGCGCAAAGCCGCCTACGGCTGGCTCGCTGGACAAATGGGACTTCCGGTTGAGAAGACGCACATCGGTATGTTTGATGTGCCTCAGTGCCAGGAAGTCATCAAGATCATTGAAAAAGGAGATTTCAAAAATGCTCAACTTTGATAAGAAAGACGCTCATGTTTATCCGTTCGACGAATCGCCCGGCGCCGGTATCATCATGGACGTCGATCTGGAACAGCTCATCCGTGAGTCCGAGCGGCTGCGCGTCTGCAAAGCGATCTTCGCTTCCACCAGCATTGAAAACTGGCACCTGCGCGACGCGCTCGAAGCAGTCCTCACGGAACCGAACGCTTCCCCGGCCGGTGATGATATTCCCGCGCCAGTCGTCCCTCCGCAGGCCATTCCTCCGCAGGAGGCCGATCATGCTTAACCGCATTGTTCTCATGGGACGTCTGACGCGCGACCCAGAGCTTCGCCGAACGCAGAGCGGCACGGCGGTTGTCTCCTTCTCCATCGCCTGCGACCGCGATTACGCGGCGCAGGGCGCGGAGCGGGAAACGGATTTTATCGACATTGTTGCGTGGCGCGGTACGGCTGAGTTCGTAGAGAAGTATTTCAGCAAGGGGCGCATGATCGTCGTGGGCGGTCGGCTTCAAATCCGCAACTGGCAGGACAAGGAAGGCAACAAGCGCCGCTCGGCCGAGATTCTTGCCGACAGCGTTTACTTTGGCGATTCTAAGCGCGACGGTGACGGCGGCAAACCCAAGGGCGAGCCGACCTACGACCCGACCGGCGGCTTCTCGCAGCTCGCGGACGATGACAGCGAATTGCCGTTCTAAGGAGGCTTCTCATGGCAACAGGCAAAAGATTCTATTGGATGAAGCTCAAAGAGAGCTTTATGACCTCCGACACCATCGACTATTTCATGTCCCAGCCGGATGGCGCAAACTACGTTGTCCTCTACCAGATGCTCTGCCTCAAGACCATCAACACCGACGGCCGCTTATCTCGACAGATCGGTGAGGTCGTTATCAAATACGACATTCCGAAAATCCAGCGTGATCTCAAATGGTTCTCTGCGGACACAATCCGCGTGGCGCTCAATCTCTACAAATCCTTTGGTCTTGTCTACGAAGACGTTGACGGCGTTCTGGTTCTTGCAGACCACAGCAATCTCGTTGGAAGCGAAACCGATGCAGCTTCTCGCATGAGAAATGTCCGTTCTCGCAAGGCTGACGTTCTCCCCGAAGGTGTAACGCAAGGCGAACAGACCGCGAACATTGTTACACCAGAGATAGAGAATAGAGATAGAGATAAAGAGATTAGAGATAAGAGTTTAGATACAGACACAGATATAGAGAATACGGAGGATGCTTGCGCAGAGCCGGAAACCGTCTCCGCGCCGCCGATCATCAGCATCATTCTGAATGACAAGTCGCTCTTTGATGTGTCTCCGGAGGATTACAACCGCTGGTGCGAGTTGTACCCAGCCGTCAATGTCATGCAGGAGCTTCGGAAAATGTCGAGCTGGAGCACCGACAATCCCAAGCGGCGCAAGACGAAATCGGGAATCCGCCGGTTCATCAATGCTTGGCTTTCCAAGGAGCAGGACAAGGGCGGGCAGTAG